CTTCTCTCGGCCGCTTGGGGAACTGGGCTAACGGCGGTCTTTGGTTCGTTAACGGCTACAACGGCACCGGCAACGCCGGGTGGAACATCGGCTCGCGCCGCTCTGCCAATGGTCGCTCTAGGGGTGAAGCGGCGTAAGCCGCGAGGGGGCTTGTCCCCTTATGAAAACAAGCAGGGATTCGCGGCGCGCGGGCTGTCATGTTCTGTTGGCTTTCTCTCGGCAACTTGAGGAACAGGGCTAACGGCGGTCTTTGGTACGTCAACGGCAACAACGGCACCGGCAACGCCAGGTGGAACATCGGCTCGCGCCTATCTGGACAAAACAAGCAATCATTCCAGCTACACATATACTTCCGCCGCGACTACCCGCCGCCGCTGGTGGCGAGCGAGCATTTGGCCTGGGTCAACTGACTGAAATGGCTTTAAGACCACTGGGTTAGTAGCCGACAGGCGAAACCTCAGACAGTATCCAGAGAGAAACGGTCTGAAAATTGAAGACATATTGCAGAGGGCTTCGCATTGACGGAGCCCTCATTTATAGAGCCTACGGTAATTGGCTTAAGGCACCGGCAGGCAAGAAGAACGCCTGGCGCGTGCCGATTGAATACGGTAGCGTGGCTTCGCTTCTGGCTGAGATAGAGGACGAGGTTCTTCATCGCTCGCTGACATTTCAACCGATCAGACGCCATTGGTACCGCGAGCCAACCAACGGAAAACTACGGCTCATCGGCGTGGAGAGCGTCAAGCAGCAGGTCTGCGATTACGTCGCAATTGAAGCTCTTCATGACTTGTTGCACGCTAAGGTTGGGTTCTGGCAGGTTTCGAGCGTCAAGGGCAAGGGACAGACTATGGCGGCGAATGCCGTGAGTCGCTGGTCTCAGGAGGGTGGCTATTTCGTCCACCTTGACATTCGCAAATGCTATCCGTCAATCAAGACAGACGTGGTGATAGGCGTCCTTCGCCATTACGTGCGGAGTCCTGATGTCATGTATATATGCAGGACGCTGCTCGCCACATACGATGACGGGCTTGAGATCGGCAGTTACTTCAGTCTCCGCATGGCGCAGCTCGTTCTGTCCTTTGGCTACCACTCCGTAGAGGGCATGCATAAGGTGCGGCGAGGCAACAGCGTCGCGATGGTGTCGCATCAGCTTTGGTACGCAGATGACATCTATCTATTCAGCCAAGACAAGCGCAACTTGCGCAGCGCCGCGAGGGAATTGCAAAGGTTCCTCCTTAAGCGCTACGGGCTGCATCTCAAGGCATGGAAAATCTGCCGCATATCGAACGATGAGCCGGTGGATGTCGTCGGGTTCACAGTGCGACCAAACCGCGTGACGCTGCGGCCTTCGCTGTTCATGCGCGCGTGCCGGGCATATCGGAAATACAGGCGATTGCCCACTCTCAAGCGCGCGAGGCGCGTGACGAGCTACAACGGCTGGTTCAAGCACTCAGATTCGAGCAGCCTGGTTAGGGACAACGGATTTGACCAGGTATTCAAAAAAGCAAGGCGGCACGTGAGTGCTGCGGGAAGGAAGAAACATGAGTTATCAGACAGTATCGGCAACGCCGCTCGCACCTGTGCTGATCGAAGCGCGTGCCGACGGCCTAACGTCCGACGTGTGGATGCGCAAGAACATCCAGAAGGACGTTGCAGACAACGGCATTGACTCTGGTAAAGCCATCGAGTTCTACCGAGCCGATGAGATTCACTTCGTACAGGCAGGAGTCCCGACGCTCGACGGTATCACCGCCGCATTCGACGAACTCTGGGCAGCGCACGAGGATGACGGTCTCAGCGACACAGAGCGCATCGACAAAATCATCGAGTCGCTTACCGTAACGAAGGCAGCACTCGAAGACACCAATGCCGCACTGCTGGAGATCGGTGACATCGTTGGAGGCGAAGAGTGATGGCGAAGATCTACTTCGAAGCGGTCAAGGAAGGGAAGCGGACGCTTGAGAGCGTCCCGAAGCGCTGGCGCACTGCCGTCGCAGCAATGCTCGAAGCATCTAAAAAAGACACTGACCAGGAGGAATAATCAAATGGATCTCGCACCTATTTACACGTTTACCGAGCAGCAGGTATGGGCTATCGCTGGCGCATTCATCCTCATGCTCTTCGACATGGTGAGCGGCATCATTCAGGCAGTCATGAACCGTGAGTTCCGCAGCTCCACGATGCGCACCGGTCTCGGCCACAAGGCGGTGCTGGCACTTATCATCCTGCTCGCAATCTGCATCGAAATCCTCAGTTCCCACGTTGCCGGTCTTGGCTTCGGCGGCGTGACCATCTACGTGGTCTGCGTCGCGATCATCATCATGGAGGTCGCGAGCATCATGGAGAACCTCTGCAAGGCTTATCCCGAGCTTGCAGACCTTCCGGTCATGAAGATCTTCGAGCATGCGGACGCGGACGCGGTCAACCCTAAGACGGTCGCAGATGAAGTGTACAAGCGCGGCTAGGCTCCGGCTCGCGGCAGCGCTGCTTCTTGGCATTGCAGCTGGCTTCAGCGCTTGGATCGGCATTGCAGCTCAGCATGTGCAGTCAGACAGCATAAGCAGCGTTAAGACATACGAGCGCGGCTACAGTGACGGATTGCAGGACGCACAGCCGATTTATGACAAAAATGCTTCGGAAAAGAGCGGCTATATGCCGCTCTTTTTGCAGAAAGACCCACAATGGGCATCTACCGCCTATAGCGACGAGACCATAGGCACCTACGGGTGCGGGCTCACGTGTGCCGCCATGGCGCTGAGCAACGAGCGGGGTGTGCCGGTGACACCTGATGCCCTCGCAAACATCGTCGGAGAGACGTGCCTAACAGACCGAGTAAACGATATGGCGAAGTTCACGCAGTTCGCCCATGACAGATACGGATACGACCGAGTTGACACCTTCTGGGACACTGATAGCGCCCTCGATTATGTCGACGATGGATGGATCGTATTTGCTGGCGTCAGCGGACAGCTAGGAGACCGCGAATACGGTAGCCATGTCGTAATGATCTGGCGTGCGAACGATGACGGGACGTATGCGCTACGTGACCCGGACGATGGAGCCAACTCAATTAAATCATGGACAAGAGGAGAGCTTGAAGTCGCCTGCTTCGGATCATTCAACGCAATTAGAGGTGACATACGATGACGATGAAGGGCATCGATATATCTGATTTTCAGCGAGGTCTCGACCTCACTAAAATCGATTACGATTTCGTATTCTGCAAGGCGACCGAGGGCATCGATAAGGTTTATTCGACTTGCGACCCGTTTATCCAGACGGCGATCAGTCAGAAGAAGCTCTATGGCTTCTACCATTTCCTTGACCAGTCCGACCCGGTAAAGCAGGCCGAGTTCTTCTACGCCAACTGCAAGAACTACTTTGGCCGCGGCATCCCGATGCTCGACTATGAAGCCTACGGTCGCATTGGAACTGATAAGGCGAAGCTGTTCCTGGATAAGATCTACGAGCTCACCGGTGTTCGCTGCATCGTCTATATGAGCCGAAGCGTCACCACGGAGGAAGACTGGTCACAGATTGCAAAGAACCACGCACTCTGGGTCGCGCAGTACGCCGACCGCAACGACACTGGATACCAAGATTCTCCTTGGCTTCCTGATGGTGGATTCGGTGCCTGGAACAGCTGCGTCATCCATCAATACTCTTCTCACGGACGATTGAACGGGTATGACAAATACCTCGATCTCGACATCGCATACATGGACAAGCAAGCATGGTTTAAGTATGTTCATGGTGAACAGGCCGGGAATGCTGGCGCGGCTGTGGTTTGCCCCGTTGGTTCTACGCCTGATCTCGCTGCGGCGGTCATGCGAGGTAAGTACGGCAACGGTGAAGAGCGCAAGGCCAAGCTTGGCGCTCGATTCAACGAGGTTCAAGCCCTTATAAATCGTGTGGCTACCGCAAGTGCCGACGATCTTGCAGCAGACGTGCTCAACGGAAAGCTTGGCAACGGCGAGACGCGCAAGGCGATTCTTGGTGCCCGCTATGACGAGGTGCAAGCTGTGGTCAATTCCCGTGCAAACAATGTGGACATCGACGCTCTAGCACGCGCCGTCATTCGTGGTGAGTACGGTGACGGCGAAGCGCGCCGCGCCAAACTCGGAGTCAATTTCAATGCGGTTCAAAAACGAGTAAACGAACTTCTCAAGTAGCCTATAGAATAGCCCGCACCCTGAATGGGGTGCGGGCTATTTGCGTTTAGATGTCGAAATAGAATTCTCGCCATTTTCTAAGCTCTTCGTCGGTCATGCTTGCGGCGTAGTCGAGCAACTTTTCTTCTGTCTTCGAGCGGTCAATCATGACTTGCTCGACATAGTTTAAGTTGAACCAAAGGGAACGGTCGCTCTCAAACTCAACGCCCTTGTCCATCAGCCATTCGAAGATTTCCTCAACGCTTCCGCCGTCAATCTCCGTCCACTCGCGATAGTCTCCAGTGCTTGAAATGTCGGCTTCCATATCAACGCACCCGTTAACGTACTCGCCAGAGATAGTGATCGTCACATCGCCTTTATTGGCCGTCTCGAAAACGTAGCTCTTTGGGCTTTTCATTGCTTCCATGTCCTTTCTGATGAGGTCTTTGATGTACTGGTTACGGTTCTCTTTGCCTCGGAAGTACTCCAGGACTTCGGCATCCGACGGGAAGAACTTCACATTAAACGACTTGACGTTCGCCTTGCGGTACTTCTCCGTTGCCTTGCTTCGCGCGTCTGCCATGCTGTATCCTTTCGTCAAAGGCTCTGGGCATCATTTCAAGGTGGGCGGGTTGCCCGCCGCCAAGCGGGCAACCCTTCCGCTTACCGTCTGTTAAGAAGGCGGAAGCGGATTTGGACGGTGACTGCGAATCGCCAAACCCTGAACGTGATGCTCATTGCCTTGCTCCTTTCTATCTTTCGAAAAGCCTTATTGCCTTTCGACACTTATTATTATAGGGGTACCACTATATAATACAAGCTATAGGGGTACCACCACACACAACAAGCACATTTGCTGACTGTTTTTGGTTTTCATGTACGAATCAGTGTTATTATGCAAAACCAGTTATTGGAGACTTTGATTTCGCGCCCATTGGCGGCTATCGTAGGGTTCGCAAAGATTTTCTGAGGCTCCACCATTGGATTATTAGACGAACCCTTTTTGGGGTTCGTCTTTTTTTGTTTCGGCTGGAAGTCATCGCCACAGTAATCGAAGGCGAAGTAAAGCTTGAGTTCATCCCCATCTACTTCAATGAGCCGCACGAACGTATCGATGATTTCTGCCGCGTCTGGTTCCTGTGCGATGTGATCGAGCCAAGCGGCTATGTCTTCACCGGACAGGTGCGCACTTTCGCTAGCCTGAGCCTGCCGCAGGTCAGCTTCTAAGGCCGCTTTCTGCTCGCGGAGCATATCAACGCGCTCTTTACCGCCGGGCGGTGCTATGCCGTCCTCAATAGCCTGCCAGATACGCTCAAATGCAGCGTCTATGCGCTTGATCTCGCGCTCAATGCGCTTGCTCTCCGGTTCCTCCTTCTCTTCATTAATTTCGTCGTAAAGAGCCATTGCGTCAACGATGCGCTGACGTACATCCGGCTTCTTAATCGTTTCGAGGACGGTGTCGAGCACGGCTTCCTCGACGGCATCACGCCTAAAGGTGCGGCGGCATTTCTTGCACTTGTAGTAGTGGTAGACGCGTCCCGTTTTTGACGTGCCGCAGGTGCCAACGTAATACTGGCCGCACTCTGGGCACCACATCTTGCCAGACAACGGATAATCGTTGGTGTCACGTGTCTTGTTGTGCTTGCGCCCGTTTGAACCCAAAATGCTGTTGATCATGTCCTGGTCTTCACGCGACCAAAGCGCGGGCATGCCGTCTTCGATTCGCACGCCCGCGTAATCGTAAACGCCGCAGTTCTGTTCGCGCCTGAGCAGCTTTGTTATCACGCCATGCGTCAACGGTTTGCCGCGCTTGCCGCGTTCACCTGCGACGGCACGCTTGATTTCGGCAACGGTCGATCCGGCAAAGAGCATGTTTTTCATACGGTGCATCACGGCGGCTTCACGCTCGTTGACCTCGTAATACCCGTTAACGATGTCCCAGCCGTAATGAGTGCGACCGTTCGCCATGCCGCGCTGGGCGTTCTTGTTGATTCCGTCTCGGATACGCTCGCTGTCGATTGCGCTTTCCCATTCAGCAAGTACCTCGAGCATGCCAAGGTTGAGCACGCGCGTTGAGCCTTCGCCAAGGCTCTCGCCGGCATAAAGTATTTCAACACCTGCTTTGCGCAACTTGATACGCGCGAGCGCCATTTCATCGCGGTTACGCATAATGCGCGTGACCTTATAGATAACTACATAATCAAATATTCCGAGCTTTGCGTCTTTCATCATCGCTGCCCCAGATTCCCATGACCTGTATGTGTACTTGTTAACGCCGATTCTCTCAGCAAACTCATCCCTGTTTGAGTAACCAGCGGCTTTTCTGAGCTTCATAAGCCTAATGTTCACTGCTAGTCTCCTTCTCTTTCAACGTAAGTGAATAGTACAACTAAAATAGCTAATTAACAACGAAATTGTTTGTTTTCGCTTGACATAGCTATTTTAAATGTCTATCCTCTGGAACCAGTTGCTAAGGAGATTAGCAGCTAGCTAATATTTCTCGGGTAAACCCGTGAAATATACGGGTGTTCTCATTGACAAGCAATTAGAACACCCGTATATTTCTCGGGTAAACCCGTGAAATATACGGGTGTTCTCATTGACAAGCAATGAGAACACATACCACTCATTGAAGGAGGTGAAACATATGAACTTCGATAAGGAGACTTTTGCGGCGAACCTACGCGCCGCACGCGCAAAGCTCGACATAACCCAAGACGAGTTCGCGCGTCGTGCCGGTATCTCCAAGGATGCCGTTGCGAAGTATGAGAGCGGCGAGGGCTACATTCCCGGTGCCGACAAGATCATGTCTATCTGCCGAGTGGCGCATATCAGCCCCAACGACCTTATGGGATGGAAGGAGGTTGCCTAATGGATGAAGTTATCGACGTCTTGACCCTCTGGTTGTTCTTGGTATCGGCTGTTGCCGTAGGCAGGATGATCAGCAAGTAAGAAAGGAGGGGTTTCAAATGTATGGAACCCAACAGCAAACCAACGGTTTGCGTCGTGGTTTTGACGAGGGGAAGTCACCGCAGGCTCGATGTTGCGCAGGTGGCATTTTGCCGGCGCGTCAAGGCTTTGATGCAAGCTTGCGAAATGAAAGCGCCCGCACCTGGCGGCAACCGGGTACGGGCTGTGTCAAAACTATCCCCAGTGATGACAACGAGAATTCTACACCATTAGCAACGGTTAAGCGGTGGTTTTGCGTCGCTATTGCCGTGCTAGCGGCAACGGGAATCCTGCCAATCGCCCTGGCTGGTGCCATTATCTGGCTTACCGAAGCATACAACCTGCCTTGGCTACCGTTCGTCCTTGCTGGGCTTGAGCTTTGGGCAATCGTCCGATTGGTCGACCAATGAGGGGCTATCTCGACCGTGATGCAAACGGCTTCTGGGTCGCACGGGTGATCATCGATGAAGCCCGCAGACCGGGCGTTAGCGGAGCCGGAGACGTTCGCGCGCGCCACGTGCTGCCCGTGCCGCCGTCGGCACCGCGAGAGGTCGCAGAGGTGGCGTTCAGGCGCTTTATGAGCCGCGAGGCAAGGAAGCGCCATGGATGTTGACGATTACACCCAGCCGCTCGAATCCGTGATGCGGCAGGAGCGGTTGGCGGTGTATCCGGTACCGCTCAAGCTCAAAGACCGCCAAGAGCTGTTCGAGACGTGGTGCAAGCTCAATCCGAGGGCGCTGCGGCAGATCGAGCTCACGGCGCTCGCAATCGACCAGCGAGGTATCCGCGTGAGCACCAAGTACCTCATTGAGAAGCAGCGTTACGAGGGCATCGTAAAGCTCGTGGGCGTGCCGTTCGTGGACGGTAACGGCGTTGAGCACGTCTACGGCATTAACAATACGGATACGCCGCTACTAGCTCGTTGGCTTCTCAAAAAACATCCGCAGCTGAATATCAAGATTCGCAATTCAATCTATGACAAGGAGAACAATCATGAAGCGTAAGGACGCAATCAAGTTCCTCGATTCCGTTGCCGAGTACATCAGCAATACCGACGGCACCATTACGGTATTCAACTCCAAGAGCGGCGAGAGCATCGACCTTGATACCGATCTGGCTCTCTGCTTCATGGGGACACCTATCGTTGCCATGAAGGACGTGCTTGAGAGCGACAGGTTCGACGATATGACACCTGGCATGTTCGTCCATCTGATGACCAAATCGGCGTGCAACGCATATGTGCATCAGCTCCAAGAGCGCTGAGCAGCTGGCGCTTGACCTGTTTGGAGATCAGCCGATGCCGATGCCCGGGCGATGCCAGTTCGAGCTTCATCTACTCGAGCACGGACAGAAGCAAAAGAGCGCGTGCGGCTTTCGCGGAGCGACCGTCTGGACTAACTGCCGCGAGGTCGGCAAGTGCCTTTGGGACGGCTGGCATCAGCAGGGGACAAGCGATGGTCTGACGATGGGAGGTGAGGACGATGACAGCGATTCCTAAAGACGTGCACGAGCAGGCGCAAGAGCCTATGGCGTGGTTCCAGCACGACGGCAACGCGCAGCAGGACATCAAATGCCAACGGCTGCTCATGCGTCGCGGTAACGAGGGCTACGGAGCCTACTGGCGGCTGTGCGAGCTTCTGGCGAGCACCAAGCACCACTCAATCGCCGTGGACACCGATGAAGACTGGCTCATTCTCGCCGGCGCGATCGGTATGCGCTCGATGGGTGCCTTTGACGAGACGGTGAGCATCGCCGAGACGCGCGATTTCATCGACTGCCTGCTCGAGATCGGCTTGCTCGTTAGGGACGGAAAAGGTCACATCGAGAGCGAGAGGATGTGCAAAAACGCCCTTTATTTTGGCAAGCAGCGCGTCAACGGAGCAAAGGGCGGCAGGCCGAAGAAGAAGCAGGAAAACCCGCAAGACTAGCAGGTCAGAGCATATGTTTGTGTTGTTGCGGATTGTAACCAGCGCGAAACCATCGGTTTTAGGCTGGGCTAAGCCTAACAATACATAACATAACAATACAGAAGCGGGTTTTTGGGTTTGGGTCTTTAGACCCTAACCCAAAGCCAAAAACCCGCACTTGCTTGTTATGTTGACTTACAAGCAAGGTTCTTCTTTCTTGCTTCTTCTTTCTTGAGCGATTCGTTTTTCGAGCGATTCCAGAGCCTGTTTTTGAGCTTTCAACAGTAGTTATCAACAGGTTATCAACAAGTTTTCAACAATAGCAGAGTTTTCAACAAAGGAGCGTTGGCTATGCCTTACGGGAGCTACGTCAACAAAGTCCGGGAGCGCACGTGCCCTTATTGCGGCGTGAAGCACCCTTTGGACTGGTTCATCAAGGACAGCGAAGCCTGCTGGAAGTGCAGGGAGACGAGGAAGAACGAGAAGGAGGTGAAGAGAGATGACAGCATCGGTTGATCTCGAAGACCACGTTTATGTCAAGCGTAGCCTTACGCAAGACGATCTCGTTTTTCTCAAAGAGCTACAGCATGAGCTGAACAATCAGCCGACATTGGCAACGGCTGACCCACGATTTTGGGTCATTCGAGACTACGAATACCGCGAAACAACGGATGGTGATGACATCGAAGCCGTTGAGCTTTTTGAAGACGGCGAAGGCGAAATCATTAGCTTAGAGGAAGCGGTGACGCGAGCCTACAAGGACGAGCTTGATTTTGGCGGCGAAGAGCACGCCAAAAAATGGCTTGAAGACAACTGGCTTGAGCTTGGCACGGACGGTTGCCTGCGGGCGCGTTACACGAATCTTGGCATCAGCATTTCTAAGGGTGTAATCAAGGATTACGCCGAGAACAACGCGCTGGGTTGCGTGTTCCTTACGAAGCTGTTGGCAATTGTCCCGGACACCATGTTTCTCACGCTTCGCGAAGCGGAAGAGCACCTTAAGGCCAATTCCCACCACTACTCGACAGAGGCGCATGTGTACTGCATGCACGCTTGGCGTTCACCAGAGGTCACGCAGCTGATAAAGCTACTCCATACGGTCAGTTTTGACGAGTTGTCGAAGCTGGTTTCGAAGGAGTGATGGCAATGAGCTCTTACGTTAAGTGCGTCGGTGATCTGACTGAGCCTGTTGAGCTCAGCGCTTCGCAGATTGCCGAGAAGATGACCTCAACGGTCGATTCTGAGTTCGACCCTGTGACCAGGCCGGCACATTACGCGGGGCATACCGGCATTGAGTGCAAGCAGGCAATGGAATCGATGCTCGGTACCGATGAATACGTGTCCTATATGCAGGGATGCGCATTCAAGTATCTGTGGCGCTGGAAGTCCAAGAACGGCATCGAAGACCTCAAGAAGGCGCATGAGTGCATCGAGAACATGCTTGAAGCACTGGAAGGCGGCGCGGCATGAGCGGCGGTGACTTCTACGCCGCTCCCAAGATCGTCACTGTCCGCAAGGCGCATGTGTGCGCGTACTGCGGCGAGACGATTCCAGCGGGAACCCATGGCGTGCTCATGGAAAGCGGCCTTTGGATGCGTCTGTTCTGGAAGCGCTACGCATGTCCGCGCTGCCATCCGTATGTCAGCGAGTTCTGGGGCTGGCAAGGATGTGAGAGCGAATCCATCGAATTGGACTTCGACGAGTTCATGCGGGAGTATCACCGCGATGTGTGGGTGACCGACGATGACGATTAGGAGCGACCGCAAGACCCTCGAGAACCTGTGCGCCGTATCGCAGGACATGAGCCGGCGCATTACAACGTGCGAGAAGCGCGGACACGATGGTGCGCGGGTCGATTACGACGATCTTATCTGCTGGTGCGATTGCGTCACCGACGCAATCGAAGTGATTCACCGAAATTTGGAGGAAAGCAATGAAAGAGTTTAAGACCGAGGAAGAGTATGAAGAGGCATCGTCGATGCTGGTTGGGTGCGCCCTGCTGATCGTCCCGTTCGCGATGTTGGTTGCCAGTATCGCCATTGGCTTCATCTTCGGAGCTGGATATGGGTTCCTGGCCTTCTCCTGCTTCCTGCTGATCGTGTGCATCTACTTCATTTACGCGGCAAAGCTCAGCATGCGCAAGGCGAAGAATGCGGCTGAAAAGGAGAGGGACGATGATTAAGGTCTCCGGTTGCTGCGACGGATGCGGCAAGGAAGCCGACTGCACCAACATTAACGAATTCGCAAGGGTGCACGCCTATGACAAGGGCAAGCTGGTCGAGTTCGACATTTGCAAGAACTGCGTTCACGAGATTTGCGACATGTCGGGTAGCGTTATCGACGTCGTACGTGAATTGAAGCGCCGCCATGGACGTTGAGGTCAAGCGCGACCCAAAGGGCGTGTGGTACGCGCAGCCGTACCTTGGCAAGGCACCGGACGGGCGGCAGATACGGCCACGTCGTAGCTTCCCGGATGCCAGGACGCGCGATGAAGCGCAGGCTTTGGCCGATGCCTGGGCTTCGCACCTGACCCTTGACGGCAAGGTCAAGAGCACGCTCATAGTCGACCTGCTTTGGGAGTACATCGAGCAGAGGATGGTGAAGGGCGTGAGCCTTAACACCGTGAAGAGGTGGTCGCTCTTCACCCGAACCTACGTTGGAAAGTATCTCAAGGGCAAAGTCGCTCGAGACCTTACCGCTATCGAGCTGAACGACTTCGAGACGCGCCTTGGCGTGAGCAAGAAGGGCGGCGGGCAGGGTCTTTCGCGCAACACGATTATCAGCGTTCACCACTTTTTGCGCGGCGCATACAACTTCTGGGTGCGCATCGGCATCTGCGAGAACAACCCAATGCTCATGGTCACAAAGCCGCCGGAGGAACGCCATGAGGCCGTGAGCATCGACGAATGGGATTACAGGGAGCTCGATGCCACGGTCTGCGAAAAGCTCGACCTTGAGATGCCCGAGAAGCGCTTCATGCGCCAATCGGCCTACGCTTTCGCCGCCTGGCTCGCCCTGCATACGGGGATGCGCGTCGGCGAGGTGTGCGCCGTAAGGCGGCGCGACCTCCACCGCGCACAGGGCTTCATCCTCGTGAGCGGAACGGTCATTGAGATTCCGGGCGGCGGCGTGGCCCGTTCCAACGTGACCAAGAACAAGAAGACGCGGCCCGTGGCGCTAATCGACGAAGAGTGGGAGCGGATAAGAGCCTATCTCGCGCAACAGGATTCGATTTCAGACGCTTTCACGCCCGATTCGCCACTGGTGAGCGTAGACGGCTCATACATGCGCCCCACGACCGTCTCAAAGGCTTTCAGCCGTGCTCGCGACCGGGCGGGCATGCCGAAGGCGTACACGTTCCACTCATTGCGCCATACGCACGCCACGTGGTGCCTTGCCAACGGCGTTGACCTCAAGACGCTCGCAGATCGCTTAGGGCACTCGAACGAAGCGACAACGCTGAAACTCTACGCGCACCTTCTGCCGGGGCGCGACCAGGCTGCGGCGCAGGCGTTCAACAGTTTCGCCAAGAAGCTCGGGGACGGAGTGTAAACGGTGTGTAAATGGCAAGACCTCAGCCATTTGCAGCACGTCACGAAAATGGGAGGTCAGATAGCGAAACCGATGGTTTTGGAACGGTTAGCCGCCGTATTCCAAGTAAGAATCAGGAGATACCGAGAATGGTACCGAAATTGACTGCCGAACAAAGGCGTGCAGCCCTCGATAAGGGGATGCAGATCAGGCTCAAGAGAGCTGAGTACAAGGCCAAGCTCAAGAACGGCTTGATGTCCGTTGAGCAGTTCTTTGAGTTGGCGGACAGCGGCGAGCAGGCCGCGTCGGGCATGCGTGTCGAATCGCTGATTAGGTCGATGCCCGGTTACGCGGTGCCGCGAACCGAACAGCTCATGAAGCGTCTGCGCATCAGTGCGAGCCGCCGAGTGAAGGGATTGGGGTACGTCCAGCGAGAGGGGCTTATCAAGGCTCTTGGGGGTGGATGCCGTGAGTAGGTCGAGTGAGCAGGCACGCCGCCGAATCAAGAGACTGAGTGTGCTTGTAGCGGTGCTTATAGCGTTGTTGGGCTGCATCATCGTCTTTCTTTGCTTTTGCCTTATGGAGCTGTTCATGAGCATCATTACCGGTTGCATGTTCTCATGGCTCTTCCCGTCACTCGCAACCGTGATGGTGATCCTGACCTATATCGCATTGGCAATCGTGAGGGGTGGAAATTGTGAGTGACAGTCTTAACAGCGTCACCTTGAGTGGCAACCTTGGACAAGACGCAGAGGTTAGGTACACCAACAGCGGCCTTGTGGTGACGAGCTTTTCGCTGGCCGTGAACAAGAGCCGTAAGCAACAGGACGGTAGCTATAAGGACGTGACCAGTTGGGTCGACTGCGTGATGTACGGCAAGCGTGGCGAAGCGATGTTTAACAACGGCCTTCTGATGAAAGGCGCACGCCTAGCCATCCTTGGGCACCTGCACCAGAACGTGTGGGAGAAGGACGGCAAACGCTACCGCAAGCTCGAGGTCATCGTCGATAACGTGGCGATTATGACCTTGCAGCGACAGTCGCAGCAGCAGGCGGCAGCGCCGCAAGCCGCGACCTGTCCTGATTTGTACGATGAAGACATTCCCTTTTAGGAGCTGACATGTACGGACGAAAGATGAACGTTTGCCTGGCAGACGGAACGGCAATGCCGACCTACGCGCACGACGGCGATGCTGGCTTCGACCTGTGCATCACCGAAGATGTAAGGCTTGAACCTAATGCAAGCGCGGTCTGCGGACTTGGCTTTGCCTGCGAGATTCCGAGCGGCTGTGTCGGTCTGGTCTTCCCGCGCTCCGGCCTTGGCGCTCACTACGGCGTGACGCTGCGCAACAGCGTCAGTGTTATCGACAGCGGATACCGTGGCGAGGTACACGCACCGCTGGTCAACCTCAGCTGCGATACCGTGTATCTTCCCAAGGGTACGCGCGTGTGCCAGATGGTCGTTATGCCGTTCGTGCCGTGTGATCTTGTCGGGGTTGATAGCCTGACCGACACCGAGCGCGGTGCAGACGGTTTCGGCTCTACGGGCATCGACTAGAGCTGATGCCTTGTGGATGCCAAGGAATACTTCGAGAGCATCCGTGACGAGGTGGCTAGCATCGACCATGCCAAGGAGATGCTAGCCCGCCTTAAGGCTCGCGAGGGAGCCAAGGCGCAGAGCTACAGCGCAGGCGGCGGCGGTGGTGGCTCAGACCCTATGGATGCAATCAACAGCCGCATTGACTTTGAGGGAAGGCTGGAAAGGAGGATCGCGGATAGCCAAGCCGAGGTAGACGAAGCGTGCGTGCTGCTCTACGGTGCTGACAATCGCGGCGGCTTGGCTAAGCTCAAGGGCAACCGCTACGCCGACGCACTGTGCATGGCTTATCTCCAATCGATGCAATGGGACGAGATAGCCGATGTGATGCAGTGCTCGCGCCAATGGTGCAGGGAGCTTTGCAACACTGGGTTCCGCTATATCGACGAGGTTGGCTTTGCTGCGCTCAAAAATATTTGAGATTGGTACTTGTCATCACTTTTCGGTTTGCGTTATATTTCGGTACGGTGGATTATCAGAAAGGGACACGGCCTTGGGTCGCGTCCCTTTTTTGTTGGAGGTCGCGCAATGGCTAAGGGCTTCTCATACCGCTTCTACCATTCGCGCGATTGGGAACGGGCGCGAGAGCTTGCATTGCAGCGCGACGCCTATCTTTGCCAGCACTGCCTTAAGGCTGGCATCGCAACACCGGCAACGATGGTGCATCACATCATCGAGCTAACACCATCGAACATCAGCGATCCGAACATAGCGACCGACACTCGCAACCTTGTAAGCCTGTGCGACCTTTGTCACAAGAAGGTGCACGGCTGGGCAAGGCAGGGCAGCACAAGGCAAGGGCTGCGCTTTGACGAGGACGGCAACTTGATTTCGCTGACAGACGAAAACACAGACTGAGCACAAGCGCACAGTCAAACAAAACGACAGACAAAACAGCAGGTCACAGCTTCGAGCTATCCCCCCCGGTCTAAAATCAAGGCACCCAGCATAGGGCACCAACGCCGGAAGATAGAAATTTGCGTGTGACGGGTTTCAGAACGGGGGTGGTCTTGTGGGAAGGCGAAAAGTGTGCGAAAGTATCGACCTTTTGCCGAAAGCCACGGAAAGTCCCCCGAAGAAGCGCACCGCTTCCATCGAGAGCCGATACCAAAGCGAGCTGAAAAAGCTCCAGCGGCTCACGAAGGGAGCGATACCAGACGAGAAGCGAAGCGCCGTGCTTCCGCTGATGTCAAACATCGCGTTTTTGAAGTGCAAGCTTGACGAAGCCCGCCGCGAGCTGATGTACGAGAGCATATTCACCGAATACGACAACGGCGGCGGTCAATCCGGTCTGCGCGAGCATCCGGGATTCAGCGCCTACAACAAGTTGTTCACAACGTTCTCGCGCGGCATCAAGCAGCTCACCGACATGATGCCGTCCGGCAGCACCGCAGGCGATGCGCTCATTGACTACCTCAATGAAACGCGCTTCGGCGGCTAAGAAGCGAAGCGGCACTGGTCGCTGCGAGCAGGCGATACGAAGCTACTTCGGTGGCATCCTCAACGGTGAGATCACTGCTTGCGAGAAGATGCATCAGCTCGCGGAGCGCGTGCTGCGCGACCTGGATAACACCGATCCGCTCTATCCGTACCATTACCGCGAAGAGTTCGCGGCGAAGCACGTCACCTTCATCGAGACGTTTTGCCGACTTCCGAGTGGAAAGCTTGGACGCAAGTTCAAGCTTGAGCTTTTCCAGTTGGCCATCCTCTCCGTAATCTTCGGTTTCGTGGATGCCGAGGGCTTACGCCAATACCGCGAAGTCCTTTGGATTATGGGGCGAAAGAACGGCAAGACCGCGCTTGCGTCGGCTATCGAGCTTGACTTGCTCATTAACGATGACGAGGGTGCGCCGGAAGTCTACAACGTTGCTACGGCTCACGATCAGGCGGCGAAGGGCTTTAATAACGCTTGGCGAATGGTGATGACATCGCCGGCGCTGGCAAAGCACGTGCGGAAACGCGTGAGCGACCTTTACTGCGGACTCAATATGGGGTCAATCAAGGCGCTTTCCGCCAACACGAATCACCTTGACGGCTTGGACATCTCAGGCGCTATCGTTGACGAGCTTGCAGCCATGCGAAACCGCGACCTCTACGACTTGACGATTCAGGGCATTTCCGCCCGTAGGCAACCGCTGGTTTTGGAGATCACGACCAACGGATTCGTGCGCGGCGGCATTTTCGATGCTCAGTACGAATACGCCACCAAATGGCTGAACGGCGAAGCATCTGGCGAAAAAGCCGAGCATTTCATCGCTTTCATTTTCGAGCTTGACGAGCGCGAGGAATGGAAAGACGAAGGCTGTTGGATCAAGGCGAATCCGGGTCTTGGAACCATCAAGTCAATCAACGCATTGCGACAAAACGTCTCGAAGGCGAAAGACGACCCGACATTTTTGCCGACGTTGCTTGTAAAGGATTTCAACCTCATTGAAAACCAGTCGCAAGCATGGCTCACGTGGTCTGAAATCCATAACGAGAAAACTTTCGACCCGTCTGACGGGTCGTTTTCTTACGCGGTACTCGGTGTTGACGCTTCGGACACGACCGACCTGACCGCCGCGTGCCTGCTGATGATGCGCCCGAACGACGAGCATATATACGCAATGCACATGGCATGGATTCCGCTACGCGCTTTGGAGCAGGCAGAAGCCGAGGGGCGGCGCGGTGGTCGAGACGGCGTGCCATACGATGCCTGGATTGCCCGCGGGCTGCTCAGAACCTCGGCAACGCCGATCATCGACAAGCGCGACGTTCTGGATTGGGTCACTGAGGTTCAGGAGAAGTACGGAATCTATTCGGTTGCATGCGGATACGACCCTTGGCACATGCGAGACGTACCGACCGTCGAAGCCTACGAGGGATATTTCGGAGCCGACAACTTCAAGAAGGTCATTCAAGGCGCTCAAACGCTGTCGATGCCGATGAAGGAGCTTCGCGCCCTCTACAAGGAAAACCGCATCGTGGACAACCAGAATCCAATTGCGGAATGGTGCCGCTCCAACGTGATGATCCGCAACGACGCGAACGGCAACATCGCGCCCGACAAGAAAAACCAAGACCCGCGCAACCGCATCGACGCTTGGGCGGCTGAGTGCGACGCGTTCGTGGTGCTCAAAGACATGATGGACGATTACCAAAGCATGATTGGAGGTTAAAACGTGCGAAAACCAAAGCTTTTCCGCTCGATGTTCGATGCCGTGTTCCATAAGCCGATCATGCAGGCGGTCGATGGCTACTTCCAGACGTTCACGGCCTACGCGCCGCGCTTCACGTCGTGGAGCGGCGGCATCTATGAAGCCGAGCTTACACGCTCCATCATCGAGCGAAACGCCGACCACGCTTCAAAGCTGCGGCCTGAGATTTCGGGCACCGCGCAACCGCAATGGACGCGCTCTTTACAGTGGCAACCGAACCCGTGGATGACAACGCCGCAATTCCTGCACCGCATATCGACGATGCTTGACGTTTGCGACACCTGCTTGATCGTCCCGGTCGATGGCGGGGACGGCATCACGTCCGTTGGCTACTATCCAGTGCTTCCGGGCCAGTGTGAAGCTTACGACGTCGACGGCGCTTTGTGGCTTGAGCTTCGCTTCCCCGGCGGTGACAAGACCTTGATTGAGTGGTCGCGTATCGGCGTTATGACGCGGCACCAGTTTAGGAGCGACCTGTTCGGCGATGGAACCAACGTGCTCAATCCCACGCTTGATTTGATTCACGCTCAGGAAGAAGCCGAGAAAACGGCTATCGAGCAGGGCGCGGCGGTGCGCTTTATCGGCAAGCTTTCGCAAAACCGAAACCCTGAAGACAAGAAGAAATCCGCAGAAGCTTTCAATAAGCAGCTGGGGGCTTCTAACGCTGGCGGAATCGTCGTTTACGACAACAAATATCAAGAGGTCAAGCAGATCGCGCCGCAGAGCTACACGGTCGATGCCGCGCAAATGGAGCGCATTGAAAAAGCTGCCTATCGATTCTTCGGTAGCAATGAAGACGTCGTTATGAACAAGGCCGACGAGGACACGTACAACGCCTTTTACGAAGGTCGTACCGAGGTCTTCGCCATCCAGCTTGGTTACGTGCTCACGGCGATGACGTTCACGCCTAACGAGATCGCCCACGGCAACTCGATTATGTTCAGCGCGAACCGCCTTGAGTTCGCGAGTAACCAGACGAAGCTCAGCGTATCCACGGCGCTGTTCGACCGTGGGATTTGGTGCGGCAATCAAGTTGCCGAGGTCTTCCAATCGCCGTCCTATCCGGGCGGCGAACGCCATGTTATCCGCGGCGAGTATATCGACCTCGATTTGATTAGCCAGCACACATCCGAACAGGCGGCTGCTGCCGCCCAGACCAACGCGAACATCGCCGCAATCGACGGTAAGAAAGATGGTGGTGAAGATGCCAGCAAAACCGAATGAGCGCCAATACCGCGCCATGCCAGTCATGGTGCGTGCGCTTGGCGCTGATGACGGGAAACGCGAGAAGCGTTTCGATACCGAGTACTACGTCGAGGGATACGCTTCGACATTCAATGACCCTTACGTGCTTTTCGAGGACTACGACGGAAACGAGTATCGCGAAATCATCGCGCCAACGGCTTTCGCCGATGCGGACATGAGCGACGTAATCATGCAGTTCGACCATTCCGGCAAGGTACTTGCGCGAATGAGCAACGGGACTTTGATTGTCGAGCCCGATGAACACGGGCTGTTCGTCGCTGCCGACCTGTCTGGTTCGCAGGCGGCACGCGACCTTTACGAAGAGATTACCAACGGCCTTGTCACCCGCATGTCATGGGCTTTCATGATCGCGGCTGACGAGTACGACCGCGAAACCCGTACAACGACTATCACCCGCGTTACGAAGGTCTACGACGTGAGCGCCGTGAGCCTGCCAGCAGACCCGAACACGGAGATTAGTGCAAGAAACCTGCTCGACGGAGTGATCGAGCAGTCGCGCAAGGAGCTTGCGCGCAGGAAGGGCGCGTTGCTTCGCGCCAAAGCATGTGTAGCAATCATCAACGCGAAGAAAGGCATGTAGCTATGAATTTGCAGGAACTTATTGACGAGCTTCAAGCTCTTATCGACAAGTATGATGCCGATACCGATCCGACTGAAGAGGATGCGGCACGCATGGCCGAGCTGACCGACGAGATCAACCAGCGCCGTGCCGCTGGCGAGCAGGCGGCACAGACCCGCGCCGCAGCCGTCGCGAACGCCCGTGCCGCCATCGACGCAGGCCGCGCACAGCGCGTGGATTCCGTGCCGCTGGCGCGTTCCTCCAACGTCGCCGGCGCTTCCGGCGCTGTCTACGATGTGACCGACTATGACGCAGCCGAGCGCCGCGCGTGGGTCAAGGGTCTTGCCGAGCGTTCCGGCATCCAGCTTGTCGGCGGCACCGCGCTTACCGATGCCGAGCGTGCCGCCCAGCGACACGCAATCGAGCAGCGAGCAGAGTTCACCATGACCACGGCCAACACCGAATCCCTCGTTCCCGTTGCCGTGCAGAACGAGATCATTTCCCTTATCGACAACACCGCCGTTCTCTTCGGTGACATCAGCCGAACGAACATGTCCGGTCAGGTCGAGTTCCCGCGTCACAAGTCTATTACCGCAGGCGACGCGGCCAAGACCAAAGAGGGCGAAGCGCCCACCGACGTCGAGCAGAATGATTTCGACAGCGTTCCGCTTGTGGGTGAGGAGATCAAGAAGACTGTCGAGATGTCCCGCAAGATGTCAACGCAGTCTCTTTCCGGCTTCGAGCAGTACATCATTACCGAGGTCTCCGCACGTCTTTCCGTCGCGTGCAACGCCTTTGCCCACGAGAAGCTTGGCGATGCCAAATACGGCATGGCGGCGGCGAACAAGATTCAGACAGCAACGGCAAATAGCCTTACCAAGTCCGATATGGTTAAGATGCTCAGCCTGCTTCGCACCTACGGCAACGCGGCGGCTAAGGGAATCATCATCTACGCCAACAACAGCACCATCTGGAATCAGATTGCCATGATCGAGGACACGACTGGCCGCTCTTACTTCGTCAATGAAGCGACCGATGACCCGACCGTTCAGGGTCGCATCTTCGGAAAGGTGGTCAAGCAGGACGATTCCATTGCCGATGGCGTTATCAAGGCCGGCTTCCCCGACCTGTTCAAGGGCAACATGTTTGATGGCCCTGACGTTACGCCTTACGTCCAGCCTCGCACCCAGAAGCGTTGCTTCGACGGTTACGTTCTGTTTGACGGCGTGCTTGCCGTGCCGGAAGCCTTCGCGCAGCTCACCATCAAGCAGTCTTAAGGAGGTGGCGCGGCATGGCCGTAAAAGCTAAAGGGAATCTGCTGGATGCGTGCCGCGCCGCGCTTCGCATCCCTGATTTCGTCACAGACTATGACGAAGAGATCTCGGACGTTATTGAAGCAGCCCGCGCCGAGTTGGTGGCGGGCGGCGTGGCGGATGCCAAGGCGCACGATGATTCGGACGGCCGCGTTCGCCTTGCGATAAAGGTCTACGTCAAGGCCAACTTCGGCATGGACAATCCCGATTCCGAACGCTTCATGAAGTCGTTCGACGCCATGCTCACGAGCATGAGCGGCGATTCGGCGTACGGCGGCGGCGGCGCGTCATGAGCGGCTGGGCTGGCATCTGCACGCTGATCGCCACGGTATCCGAGCGTGACGAGCTGGGGGTATCGCACAAGAAGGAGCGGTGCCGGCGTGTGCCGTGCAACGTCTACGGTATCAGCCAGGCGGCGTACTACGCCGCCGCGCAGGCGGGAGTTAAACCGCAGGCCGTCATCACGGTACGCGCGTGCGCCTATAGCGGCGAAAGGCTCTGCGAGTTCGGCGGTATCCGCTACGCCGTCGATTCGGCGGTGGTGGCGAACGTCGATAACGTGCGCCTGACCCTTGTCGAGAAGGTGGGCAACCGGTGAGCGGGATAAAGATTGACCAACTCCAATCAATCATCGTCAACAGCATCGAAGAGGTCATCGAAGATAACGAAGAAGTCTTGCAGGGAAACGTCAAGGCGGCTGGCAACAAGGCGGTTCGCCTTCTGAAAGAGCGAAGCCGGAAGAAGAAGCGGCACGGAGGAAGCTACGCAAAGGGCTGGTCTGCCGACGTTAAGACCGAAGCGACCGGCACGACCTGCGTTGTCCACAACAGGCAATATCAGCTTACCCATCTGCTCGAGAACGGCCACGCGATCAAAAACCAGTACGGCAGCTATCCCGGCAAGGTCGAAGGCGATCACGTAATCGAAGGCGTTTACAGGGAGGTCGCTGCCGAGTTCTCCAAGGGGGCGCAATGAACAGCCTTAAAGATCTGGCGGAGCTGCTTGACTCGTTCGGCCTGCCGTGGGCTAACGGGGGCTTCCGTGACGGAGAGTTTCCCGCGCCGCCGTATATCGACATCGAAGCCGGTTACGGCGAGGGCGTGAGCGCCGACAACGTTGGATGGTGCCGCTGGATGCCCTACGATGTGGCGCTTTACGTGCGAGAGCGCGACTACGGGCTTGAGGAGCGATTCGAAGCGGCGCTCGATGCCGCAGAGTTCAATTACAACAAGACGGTAACGCCGCTTGACGGTGACGATCTTATCGAAACTGCTTACGAAATCGACGTTACCGAATAAAGAAAGGAGCCGACATGGCACGAAATGGTTTCTTCGGCCTTAAGAACGTGCACATTGCGCGTTTTATAAACGAGGATACGTTCGAGTACGAGAAACCCGTTCATATCCCAGGCGCGGTCGAATTTAAGATGGATCCTTCAATCGAGCAGGCTACGAGCTACGGCGATAACGAAACTTGGCTCGATAAGTATCAGGACAACGGCGGCTCTATCACTTGGTCGCTCTACGATATCGAGAGCACGCCGGAGCTGCGCGAGATTCTGGCCGACATCAACGGATTCGATATCGACGCGAAAGGACGTGTGCTTGCAACGTCCGGCAAGCCACCTAAGCCGTTCGCCTTCATGTGCGAGCAGCCCGGACACGCCGTCGGAAAGCGCCGCTGCATCTACAAGTGCACGAGCAAGCCCGCATCCGTCGATGCGAAGACGCTTGAGGAAAAGCCAGACATCACGCAGCTTGATTACAATCTTACGTTCCGTCCCGTCACGCTTCCGACCGGCTGGCGCGGAAGCTACATCGACACGTATAGCGACCTCGCGGATTACGATAAGTTCTTCGAGCAGGTTGATACCGCCGTCACGCCTAATACCGAGGGCGCGTAATGGACGGCGGGATCATCGAGGTCGGTGGAGTTAAGTACCCAGTTGCTTGCAACGCCTTTACACCTATCGCATACTCGCGTGAGTTTTACGTTGAGCGCAAGGACGGGAGCCGCCGCCCCAAGGACATCAACGAAGCCATTTCCGTTGTTCTTGATGTCTCGGCAGCGTCGAATATTCCGCCAATCGTGCCACTGCTTGAGATTTTCTACGCCTGCGCGAAGACGTACAACGCCACAGCAAAGGAGAAGACAGATCTTGGCAAGTCCTTTGAGGATTGGGTTTGCAGCTTCCCGCAATCGGAATTCGACCTCGAGCGCGAAGGCGGTTGGGCATCTGACGTGATGCAGATCATCAAGGACAACTTTTTTCCGAACGCAAAAGCGGACGTGGAAGCCGCGCCCGCCGAAGCACCCGATGCCGCCGATGCCGACGGAGCTGGAGAGTAGCTGTGACGCGCTCTATATCTACTCCTGTCAGCAGGCGGGATTGAGCATCCAAGACCTGCATACACTGTCCTACGCGCAGGTTCAGAACCTTGTCGACGTGTACAGCTTCGTCAACGACGCTGTGGCATACGCCGAGGATGACGAGCAGGCGCGGCAGGGCGAAGCGGCCTTCTGGGCTGGCATGTGAGCGTAAAGCGCCAGCGCACCTCTGCGGTGCGCTGTTCTGTGCGCTCATTTCTTTCATTGACAACTGAAAAGAGGTGGAACCGTGGCTGTCACGTACAAAGGTCTGACTATCAAGTTCGGCGGAGATACGACCGAGTTGCAAGGCGCGTTGAAGAGCGTGCAGAGCACGGCGAAGGATACACAGGGGGCGTTGAAGGACATCAATCGCGCCCTGAAATTCGACCCCGGTAACACGGATTTGCTCGTTGAGAAGGAAAAGCTTCTGAACCGAGCGTACGGCGAGACGAAAGCGAAGCTCGATGCCTACAAGGCTGCGCTTGCGACGCTCGACGAGAAGAAGCGCAGCGGCGCTGCACTTACCGAGCGCGAGGAAGCGCAGTATTCTAGTCTCAAGGCGCAAATAGCCATTTGCGAAAACCAGCTTGAGAGCTATTCGGACGATCTTAAGAGCGTCAGCCGCGAAGCCCAGGCATCGAAGAGTAGCCTTTACCAGTTCGGGCAGACAATCCAAGACAACAGCGACAAGCTGGAGAAGGCCGGCAAGGGTCTTGAGGCTGCCGGAAAGACGATCACCGGTGCCGTCACCGGCACTGCCACCGCACTTGTCGGGCTTGCCAGCAGCCAAGAAGAGCAGATCGAGCAGACGCACCAGCTGGACGCCGCCTGGAAGGATGCAGGCGGAACGTCCGAGCAGGCGCGAAACTCCTATACGCTCTTCTACAAACTGCTTGGAGAAGAGGACACCGCGACCGAGGCCGCGCAGAACCTGTCCCGTCTGACCACCAACCAGCAGGAGCTGGACAAGTGGAACAACATCGCCGCAGGCTCGTTCTCCAAGTTCGGCGATGCCCTGCCGCTCGAAAATCTCGTGGAAGCATCGCAGGAGACGGCACATACCGGCACCGTCACCGGCGGTCTTTCCGATGCCCTCAACTGGGCAACGGCGAGCAACGAGCAGTGGAGCGCCGCGCTCTCCGGCAACCAGGCGGCACAGCAGGCTTTCAATGACCAGATCGCGCAGGGCGCTACCAAAGAGGACGCTTTCAACGCCGCCCTTGCCGCCTGCGGTGACGAGCAGGAGCGATCTTCGCTCATCACCCAAACGCTCGATGGGCTTTACGGCAACATCGGCGAGACGTACCAGGAGACGAACAAAACGATGCTCGACACGCGCGAAGCGCAGGCCGAGTTAAACCAGAAGATGGCAGAAGCCGGCGAAGCCGCCATGCCCTTCAAGGAGAAGGCGCTCGAGCTTGGGACGACCTTGCTTGAGAAGGTAACGCCGGCGCTTGAGAGCGTTAGCGACTGGTATAAGTCTTTAACGCCCGAGCAGCAGGACATGGCAACCAACGTCGTGTTGGGGACGGTCGCGTTCGGCGGGCTCACAACCGGCATCGGCAAGACGCTCCAAAAGGGCGTCGAAATCGGGCAGACGTTCAAGGATGTTGCGGGCGGCTTCGCATCGCTCACCGGCAAGTTCGGCGAGGGCGGCGGCACTATCAGCACTGCTGCAACAGGCTTCGGCAGCATCGCCAAGAAGGCTGGCGGACTGGCTACTACTCTTGGTGGCAAGCTCTCGACGGGATGGACATCGTTCACCGGATTGATTGCCGCAAATCCCATCTTGCTTGGCGTTGCAGCGGTTGCCGCCGCCGTCGCTGGCCTTACGTGGTTCTTCACGCAGACCGAGACGGGCAAGCAGCTCTGGTCTGATTTCACTGGCTGGATCTCGGAAAAATGGCAAGGCGTGCAGGATTTCTTTGCAGGCGTGCCGGATTTCTGGTCTGGTATTTGGGACGGTATAACAGGCAAGGCAGAGGAGGTCAAAACCAGCCTTGGCGAGAAATTCGACGGGATAAGGCAAGGCGCGTCCGATGCTTGGGAAAATCTGAAATCCAACGCGTCCGATGCTTGGGAAAATCTGAAATCCAACGCGTCCGAAAAATTCGGTGCAATCAGGGATTCGATTCAAACAGATATGGAGACTGGCAAGGTTGTCGGTTCTTCGGCTTCAAACGCCCTCAAAGCCGCTATGAACGGAGATTGGGACGCGGCGAAGTCGCAAGCCGGTATCGCCTTTCAAGCCATCCAGAGCAACATCCAAACGAAGATGGACAATGCGAAAACCAACGCGATAAACGCCGGAAACGCCATCGGCGAAAAGCTTGGGTTCCCCGGACTTGGAAGCAAGGTCGCTGGCGTTTTTGCCACGATCAAAAGCAACATCACTTCGCCGATCAACGATGCCTGGAACTTCGTGAGCGGCATCCCCGGCAAGATTCAGGGCGCATTCAGCGGAATCCGAATCAGCTTGCCGCATATCAATATGCCGCACTTCAGCGTCAGCTGGCGCGACATCGGCGGTGTTGTGAAATTGCCGTCCATCAGCGTCAATTGGTATGCAAAAGGCGCATCTTTCGATAAGCCTTCAATCATCGGCGTTGGCGAAGCAGGACTTGAGCACGTCACGCCCGATGCCAAGCTGCGCACAAGCGTCAGAGAGAGCGTCGAAGCGGGCATTTCTCGCGTGCTCGACCGCCTAAGCGGAGGCTTCGGTGGCGGTGCTCAGGTGAACGTGACCGTCAACGCGACTGTCGCGAACAATATGGACGCGTACGCGACAGGCCAGCAGATCGGCGCTGGGATTGCCAGCAGGTTAAAGCAGAAGGGAGTGCCCGTTGGAGCTTAAGCGCAAGAGAAACCAAAGCGACAGAATCATGTTCAACGGGCACGACCTGTCGAAGTTCGTCTACTGCAAGGTGCGCCGCCCCATCATGGCTGACGTTTCAGCTAGCTTCGAGGACGCGCCCGGACGGCACGGAGAATACTTCAAGACCGTTCGCCGTGCCGGGTACGACCTACAGGTTGACATGTGGCTCCGCACCGAGCATCGGCGCGAGGTCGCAAAGGCGCGGCACGAGCTGGCGGCTCTGCTATGGTCTGACGAGCCTGCGCCGCTCTATCTGCCCGATGACCCAACAAGGTATTTGATGGCGATCGTTAGCGGCGCAACCGACCTTGACGAGATCACCGACGATTGCCCGCAGGCAACCGTGACGTTCCATATCGGCGACCCCGACTATTACGGCCAGCATCGCCGTATGGACGTGAATGGTACGGCAACGTTCGCTGTCGGCGGCACGCTGCCAGCCGCGTTAACCGTGACGGCCAAGCCCGGGGCTTGCAGCTCTTGGCGCATCACCAACACCGACACAGCCGAGTTCGTGGAGGTGGTGCAGCCGCTGACGTCTTCGAGTGTCGTTCGCATGGACTTCGACAAGGAGCACGTCACGGTCAACGGCTCCGTTGCCCAGCTCAATATCATGAGCGACTTTTTCACGGTCAAAGACCGTGCGCATATCAAGATTTCTAGCGGCACCGCGACGTTGGAATGGGAGGAAAGATGGCTTTAGTCAACAAGGTCAACTTTACCCGTTTCAGCCGATGGGGCGTTAACCTTGGGCGGCTCACGTATACCGCTGCAACCCATGAGGACGCGACGGACGGCACCGACGAGCTTAAGATCAGGTGCGACGAGGATTTAGGCAAGGGGGAGCGCCTTGTTTGGGTTGACCGCCAAGGCGTCGTACACGAGCACATTGTCGACGAAATCGAGCGGCTGCACGATGACAGCGGCAAGCCATATACAAGCGTAACTTGCATCAACTCAATCAACGAGACGTGGGATGACTACATCGAGGACAAGCGACCGTCCGGCAGCGTGGCGGTGGCGCTCACGTCAATACTCGCGGGCACGCGCTGGGAGGTTGGCAACTGCGACCAACCAGGCAGCGCTTCGCACACCTTCTATCACATCAAAGTTCGCGAGGGCTTGAGCGACCTACTCAAGATATGGGGCGGCGAGCTGGAAACCGTCATCGAGACAGACGGCGTGAGGGTCACGCATCGCTACGTGCGCGTGGTCGCTACGCGCGGCAACCAGCAAAGCCCGAAACGCTTCACGTGGACTAAAGACCTCATAAGCATCAAGCGCAAGACCGGCAGCGCGAACCCTAAGACGAGGGTTTACGGTTACGGAAAAGGCGTTGAGACGGACGGCGGCGGCTATGGCCGACGCTTGACTTTCGGCGATATAAACGGCGGCAAGGATTACGTCGAGGATGCCGACGCGACAGAAGTTTGGGGACATCCCGACGGCAACGGCGGCATCGCGCCTGCGGTGGACGTTTACGTTAACGAGCAATGCGAGGACGCGGCTCAACTTCTTGCCGAGACGAACGATTACCTTGAGCAAGCCAAAACGCCGACCGTCTCTTATGAAGCAAGCGTGATTGACCTGTTTGCTTTCGGTCGGGATTGGGAGGGCGTTGCCGTCGGCGATCGCGTCGCGATCATCGACAAGGGCTTTTCCGATGCCGGAATCAGAATCAAAGGCCGCGTCTCGAAGCTTTGCCGCGACCTTGTGACCGGAGATGCAACGGTGGTGTTCGGCAACCTGACCGATGACCTCGCAGACATCTTCCAGTCGATGGCTCAGCAGCTAAAGAGCGGAAGCAACCAGCGTGCGAATTACGACGCGGCGGCTTCCACGTCCGTCTCGTGGCTCAACCAGCTCATGGCGGCGCTCAACAAGGCGTTTAACGCCGTCGGCACGTACAAGGTCGAGACGTTCGAGCTGGGAACCATCTATTCGAACGTTCCGCTCGATGCAGCAACGGGCGTTCCGCTCAAGGCAACGTCAGGCATGTGGGCTGTGAACATCAACGGCATGGGCATCCGCCTTGCCGCATCGCTCACAAGCGACGGTCAATGGAATTGGCGCACCTTCATTACCGGCGCACAGGTGAGCGCCGATTGCATCAACGCCGGCACGATGCGAGCAGACCGCATCCGCGCGGGCTTGCTCACCGACGAGGTTGGGAAGAACTTCTGGGACATGACGACCGGAGAGTTTAGCTTGTCTGCCGGAACGACCATAGACAACAAGCAGATAGCCACGACGGACGCCGTAATCTCGTCCCGCGTCAAGCTGTACGCGAAGAACATGAGCGACACGGTTCCGCCAATCAACGCGCAGAACCCTGAGCTTGGATGGTCTGAGACATTGCCGGAATGGAGCAACGGTTGTTACATCTGGTCTATGGAGCGGGTGACGTTCGGTGACGGCTCCGTGCGCTATACGACACCTGTGCTCGAGAGCGCCTACAACAAGGCATACCAGAGCTCTTACGATTTAACCGAATCGCTAACCGATCTTGACGGCACCGTGCAGGATTTGGCTAAAGACGGAGTGGTGACGACGGCTGAAGCGGCGGCGGTTAAGAAGGCGATGCAGGCCGTCGATAAGGAACGCGAAGAGCTCACGAATCAGTACAACTCGCTTAAATCCAACAAGTCGCTCAACCCACAGTTCATCGCGAAGATACTCACGCCGAAATACACGGCAGCATTCGGGTCTACCGAGGAAGGCGGCGCATACAGCGATTACGCCGAGAAGGTGAACGCCGTACTTGGATGCAAGACGGCTGACACGCTCAAGGCGGCAATGTATGAGTACGATGCTTCGTACGGCGCGTATTCGTCAGCAGTGAAGAACTACGCTTCGGCGGCGCAGGCAGCACAGCATGCCATCGAGCAACAAGACGCTTCCGACTATGCGGACGGCATCCTCAGCAACTACGACGAGCAGCTGACCCAGAAGAAGATCTTCGACCGCCTGACGAGCAACGGCGCGGCTCAGGGTATCTTCCTCGAGAACGGCAAGGTCTATATCAACGCGACATACATGTCTGCCGGAATCATCGCCGATGCCAAAGGCCGCAATTCCTGGAATCTCAAGACCGGCGAGCTCGTGACAAATTACATGAGCGCGAACGACATCACCGCCAAGGGCACGTTTCGCTGCGGATACGACAGCTACTACACGCTACTCAACAACATGGGTCAGATGTCGGGATTCCGTAAGAAATCCGGCGCGTCAAGTGCCTCGCAGGTCGGTTACATCGACTTTTCTTCATCAATGAAAGATTTATCTGACAACAAGGTTCTATACGGGCTTCAGATGCAGGCCGAAGGAAGTCTTAGGATTTCCGTTCCGAAGATCTCGGTGTCTAACTCGGCAAGTACGAGCGTAACCACAACCAACGCCATTACATCCAACGTGACCATGAAGTACATCAGCAAGATACAGGACAACGGCAATGGATCAATCACCTGGTGGACATCGACGAGGAACATCGATTTCGTAAATGGAATCTGCACACTTTGCAATTTTGATTAGGAGGTCATATGGCACAGATCACACATTACATGGTGCATGATCCGGTTGGTAACACCGAGAGCTATCTGACGGAGTTCGACGCCGAGTTCATTGCACGCGCGGCAGCGGCAAACATCATCTTCATTGCCGTCTACGATGACGGCACGCGTGAGGTTGTTGACAGCAAGGACGTGGTTAAGCCGAAATCCGCCGACGAGCCGTTCACGCTCGTGACTCCGGTATACGTTGATGACCGAACCGATGCCACGGTTGCATGCTTTGATGCCCTGGCTGCAATCGTCAACCCTTCAGTCGCGGTGGCAGCAGAAGACTGTGACACCGAAGCGCAGGCAGATCCGGTTCAGGCTTTCATGGCGGCGCTTGAGAAGCTGCGAGCGCTAAAGTCTGGCGGCGATACGCAATGAACACGCAGACAATCGAGCTTGACGTGAACAAGCGCGCATGCGGCAACAACTGCATTCGAATTGCGCAAGGCGAGGGCGGCGGAACAACAATCAAGGCGCTTATCTATGACAACGGCGGCGAGCTGTCTTTGTCTGGGTACAGTGCCTATTTGGTTGCTCGATTGCCCGATCGAATCCACTATTACCGTGGCAGCGCCACGGTCAGCGGCAATACGATTACCTACGTTTGCGATGAATCCAAGCTCGCAAGCGTTCCCGGCTACACCGACGAAGCGTATTTCGAAATCGTCAAGGACGATTTCCTTGCACAGACGGAGCGATTCGCACTGGACATCCTGCGCAGCGCCAAAGAGGGTCAGCAACCCGCGCAGTCTTGGGACAACGCGATTGATGACCTTATCAGGCGTGGAGAAACCGCCGTCACCAAGGGCGAACAGGCCGTCACTGACGCTGGCAAGGCGCTGAATAACGCCAACGCTGCGGTGAACATCTGCAAGAGCGCCACGGACGCAGCCAACACCGCGACGAGCAAGGCGAACGCCGCGACAAAGAGCGCCACAGATGCCGCTTCTGCTGCGAATACAGCCAAGGCGAACGCCGACACCGCAACCAATGCGGCGAACGCCGCGACAAACGCGGCTAACGCATCCAAGGACAGCGCGGATCAGGCGGCAGCGGACGCTCGTAAGGCCGCTGAGGAAGCTCGCGGCTCGATCAGCCCTGACAAGCGCATCTATCTCGCCTACGACACCGTTGGCGATACGGATTACATAACACTAGTCGATACGGAGGATTAGGCATGAGCAAGACGCACATCGCCGATCACGAAACGCTCGAGCGCGTCGCAATCGCGCTCGAATCCATGGGGGCTTCAACAGTCCCCATTTTTAATGACGAGACTGGACGTTATACGAATGCAAGCATCACTGCATGGCTCGCGAAGATGCGCGACGGCAAGAACTACGGCGTTAGTATCCCAAAGGGGAGTGCCACGGCCTGCACCAAGACCGGAGCAAACGCCGGAATCGCGAATCCTAAGCCCGGCGTAATCGGTCGCGCGGCAATCGACCCGTACGTTAACCACGGCGCGTTCACCTTCTTCGAGGTGAACGGCGGCGTTGATGCGGACGGAACGCCTTATGTCACCGCAATCGACGGTGACGGGCGCTTCTCGCGCAAGGACGACACGTGGATCATGACGCCCGTTCTCTACACGCTTGAAACCGAGACGGACGATGCCGTAAACCTCACCGTCTCGGACACACGCCAGCCGGGCATGAAGCGGCAGCCCGCCGCACTGCTGCCGAACGGTGCGCAGCGTCCTTATATGTTGTATGCAAAGTATGCACTGTCGGTCGATGCCGAAGGCAAGCCGCGAAGCGTGAGCGGCGCGCAGGTGAAGCGCTTCGTAAGCCACGATACCGGCGTCTCGCTCATGAAAACGGCAACGAAGGGTGATTCATTCAAAACTGCCGCCGATGACTGGTATGTCAAGGTCATGTTCCTCTTGAAGTATGCCACCAAGAACAGCCAGAGCGTGTTCGCGGGCTGCACGGGATACGACGTACAGATGATCCCGACCGTGGCAGAGAGCAACACCACGCGCGTCGTGGTCGCGAAGGAGAAGGCCGATCAGATTCTTATCGGCTCTTCGATGATTCTGGGAACACATACGGGCACGTCGAACGACCGTGGCAATGGCTACAACTATGACGTGTTCGATGCCGCGACCGTTATCAAGAAGGTCGATATCGACGCATCGAACACAGCCATATACTTCGACGTCGCGAAGCCGTTCACGACTGCCACCACATACCTTTTGAGCACCGTCCCGTGGAGGGCTGGCGCTTGCGATGCGGTTGAGGGCGACGGATCGCCGACGAGCTGCACGGACGGAAAGCAGCCCTTTGTCGTTCAGGGTATCGAGCTCGGCCTTGGAATGCTTGAGGTTCTTGGAAACGTCCTAATCCAGTACACAGGTACTGGCGCGGTCGTTTACGTGAACCCGGACACTAAGAACGAGAAGGCCGGCAGCTCACCGGACAGCGCGCTGTCTGCCGGGGCTTTTCCCGGACAAGCAGCTGAGGGATGGAATTACGCTCTTTACTGCAAGACGGTCAACGGCCTGATGATTCAGCAGGGAACGGGTGCGTCGACTTCAGTTGGCATCTGCGACGGCAACTACAAGGTCGCTGACACTACCGTCGGTTGGAGAGAGTGGCCTTCTCTCGGCCGCTTGGGGAACTGGGCTAACGGCGGTCTTTGGTTCGTTAACGGCTACAACGGCACCGGCAACGCC